GACGATTGGTACGTCTGGTCTGGTCAACTCGACGTCGATCATCACGCCGACGAACGTACCGACCGGTGGATCGGGCACGCAATGGACGACGAAGACGCCCGCCCAGATCCTGGCTGACGTCAACGAAGTTCTGACGACGACCTGGCAGAACGCTGGCTGGAAGGTCATGCCGAACCGCCTCCTGTTGCCGCCTGCGCAGTATGGTTACCTCGCTGCGACGATGGTCAATACCGCGGCGAACTACTCGATCCTGACGTATCTTCTCGAGAACAACATCTGCACGAAGTCAGGTACGAAGCTGGAGATTCTCCCGCTGAAGTGGCTGATCGGCGCAGGCGTTGGCGGCACGCCTGGCGTGCTGGGTACCGTGGATCGTATGGTCGCGTACAACAACGACAAGAAATACGTCCAGTATCCGATGACGGAACTGCAGCGCACGCCGCTGGAGTATCGTTCGCTCTACCAGATCACGACCTATTGGGCGCGCTTTGGTCAGGTCGAATTCCGTTACGCAACTACGTTCGGTTATCGCGACGGTATCTAAGCGGCTGCCGGGAGCCGTTGCAATTGACGTCTCCCGGCATTTCCCCGGAGCATAATATGACCCGTATCGCCAATCAGGATTTCACCCTGACCCGCGACGATTACCGGCCGCTGTATTTCAAGGCGGGCGAAGCAATCCCGGCAAAGTACGAATCGCATTGGTTCGTGCTGCATCACACAGACGAAGTGCCAGCAGTCGACGTAGAAGCAGAAGAGAAACGCAAACCCGGCCGACCCGCTAAATCATGACCGTCACTCCCACTCAGCTACGCTCTGACTTTCCTGAGTTCAACGATCCGACGAAATACCCGGATTCGTTGGTCCAGACGTGGCTGACGGTGGCGGCATCGCTCGTCAATGCTGAGCGGTGGGTGGAGTTGACCAACATCGGGATTGAACTGGTCGCGGCACACCATCTGGTGCTGTCAGTACGCGACCAGACTGCCGCTGCGGTTGGCGGCGTGCCTGGCATCATGACCGGACCGACGTCGGCGAAGTCGGTCGACAAGGTCAGCACGAGTTACGACACGGGCGCCGCCTCGCTGGATGGCGCCGGCTTCTGGGCGCTGACCAGCTACGGCATTCGCTATCTTTCCCTCGCCCGCATGATGGGCGCGGGCGGTCTTCAGATTAACTGCTAGGTCAACATGAAATCAGGCGCAACGATGACGGCCGACAACATGCAGGCCATCATCGACGCCATCAACAAGCTTTCTGGCAAAGACGTGCTGGTCGGCATTCCCGACAGCGCGCCAGAGCGCACCGACACACCGATGACGAATGCGCAGATCGGCTACGTGATGGAGACCGGTTCGCCGGCCCATAACGTGCCCGCCCGTCCGTTCCTCGTTCCAGGTGTTGCCGAAGTACAGGACCAGTGCGCCGATCGGCTTGGTAAAGCCGCAGATGCGGCGCTGAGTGGCAATCAGTCGGGCGCCGAGCGTCAGATGAGCAGCGCCGGCATGATCGCCTCGCAGTCGGTCAAGAAAAAGATCGGCAGCAACATTCCTCCCGCGCTCTCCCCTGAGACGATCCGCAACCGGCATAAAAGCAGACAGACGAAAAGCATGCGCGCCGATGAGAAAGCCTATCTGAAGGCGGTCGACTCCGGCACCGATCCGGCACAAGCGCAAACTGAGGCGGGCATTATTCCGTTGATAAACAGCGGGTCGCTTAGAAACTCGATCACTTATGTCGTCAGAGATAAAGACTAGCGATGCCTCCATTTTTAGATTGCTCCGAAATCCTGCTCGATCCGGATTTCGTGGATGGCCTCGTCTGCGCGCGGCAAGCGCAGACCGTAGATGACAACGGCATTGCGGCAGACACCGCAGTTTCGACGCCCTTCTATGGCGTGGTGACGAACAACACAGGCGATCTGCTGATGCGGCTTGCCGAAGGTTCGCGCATCAATGGCTCGATCACCGTGCATAGCCGATTTCTGCTGCAGGCTGGCGGCGACGGCCAGGACGCGGACATTGTGACGTGGAACGGTCGCAGCTATACCGTGACCAACGTTGGCGACTGGTCCCGCTTTGGCATCGGCTTCACCGCGGCGAACTGCGAACTGATCCCGCTGTCGGGTGGCTCAAATGGCTAACGATTCGAGCGCAGCGGGATACCTCCAGCCGGTCGGGGCGCCGCCACCAGAAGATGCCGCGCTGGATGCGATATTTCAGCAGATGATCGTCGGACTGACTGGGCTGCCTGGAAACATGGTTCGCCCAAGGTGGCAGCCGACAGTTCCAAAGCAACCAGAGCCTAGTGTCAACTGGTGCGCGGTCGGTGTGATGGACATTGAACCGGACCCCAACCCATACGAACAACAGAACGATGACGGATCGGAGTCATTCATCCGTCATGAGATTTTGCCCGTTCTGTGCAGTTTCTACGGCCCTGCGGCAATGAGCTATGCGGCGCAGGCGCGAGACGGTATATATGTCTCGCAGAACAACGCGATGCTTGACCAGCATGAGATGGGTCTGGTCGAGGCCAGTCGGATTACTCCGGCGCCGGACCTGGTCAATCAACAATGGGTTCGCCGTTATGACCTGACCATACGAATCCGCCGCCGAGTCGTCCGTACCTACCAGATCCTCACCGTACTGTCGGCTGAGGCGACGGCCAAGTCTGAAACGCAGACCGAGCCGATCAACGTCACTCAGTAATACCTCACGCAACGCTTTCTGAGCCCGCCACTGCGCGGGCTTTTCTCATTGGGACAACACATGACGACGAGTCAACTTCCTATCTCTCGCCTGATTCAGGGGACAGTGAATCTGTCGCCGAACGCGGCACAGGCGCAGAACCTGAACACCGAGTTGATTCTGGGCTCGTCGCCTGTAATCGACGTCGCATCGCGCATGCGTCAATACCTCAGTTCGTCGGCAGTCGCCGCGGACTTCGGCACGACCGCGCCTGAATACCTCGCGGCAGTTGCATGGTTCGGCCAGTCGCCGCAGCCGGCTAACCTGCTGATCGGTCGCTGGGCACAAACGGCGACGGCAGCGCAACTGTTCGGCGCCACGTTGTCGACTGCACAGCAGTTGATGTCGGCATGGACCGCGATCACCGCGCCCGCTTTCACGATCACGATCAACGGCACGCCGTACACGATCTCGCCGGCAAGCTTCGGCTCGTCGACCAATCTGAACGGCATTGCCGCGCTGATCCAGACCGCCCTCGCCGCTTCTGTTGCAGGCTCGACCTGCGTCTGGAACTCAAGCTTCGCGCAATTCCAGATCACGGACGGCACTACCGGCGCAACGTCGACGCTCAGCTTCGCATCGGCGCCGACCGCGTTCGGCACGCTCACATTCGCACTGAATCCGAGTGCGGCGGCCACTATCACGATCGGCGGCACCCTCGTCACGTTCGTTGCATCGCTGACGACCGGCAACCAGATCCTGATCGGCGCGAACCTCGCTGCAACGCTCGCTAACGCGGTGACGTTCCTCAATCAGTCGACCGACACCAATCTGTCCAAGGCAACGTACTCGGTCAACCAGGCCGGCACAGCGCTCCAGATCGTCTACAAGACGCCTGGCACGACGGGCAACGCATTCACTCTGGCCGCATCGGTGGCAACACCGTCGGGCGCGACCCTGACGGGTGGTAGCGGTACGGACATCTCGGCCATGCTCGGCATGACCGCTGCATCGTCGGGAGCATTCGTTGCGCAAGGCGCCAACGCTGAGTCGGCAGTCGCAGCAGCAGCCCTGTTCGACAACCAGTTCGGTCAGCAGTGGTACGGCCTGACGGTTCCGCAAGCAGCGGATTCCGATCACCTCGCGCTCGCTGCGTTCTGCGAGTCGACGAACAACAAGCACTTCTACGGCGTAACGACGCAGGAAGCCGGCGTGCTGACGACGCAGAGCACGACGGACATCGCATCGCAGCTTCAGGCGCTCGGCTACAACAAGACGTGCTCGCAGTATTCGAGCAATAGTGCCTATGCAGTGAACTCGCTGCTCGGTCGCCAGTTGACGGTGGATTACACCGGCAACAACACCGTGATCACGCTGATGTACAAGCAGGAGCCTGGTGTTGCGGCGGAAACGCTCAACGCCACGCAGATGTCGGCGCTGGAAGGCAAGAACTGCAACGTCTTCGTCGCCTACAACAACGGCACGACGATCATCGAGCCCGCCAAGGTTGCATCAGGCGAGTACATCGACACGATCGTTGGCATGGACGCGTTCTGTATCGATGTGCAGACGGCGCTGTTCAACCGCCTGTTCACCAGCACGACCAAGATCCCGCAGACCGATCCGGGGATGCATATCCTCGCGACCGACATCGAAGGCGTCTGCCAGCAGTACGTCAATAACGGTCTGTTCGCGCCGGGCACGTGGAATAGCGGCGGCTTCGGAACGCTGAACACGGGTGATTTCCTGCCCAAGGGCTACTACGTCTTCCAACCTCCGGTTGCATCGCAAAGCCAGGCTGATCGCGCTGCGCGTAAGTCGGTGCCGTTCCAGATCGCAGTTAAGTTGGCCGGCGCAGTTCATTCGATCGACTTCGCCGTAAGCGTTTCGCAATAAAAAGGAAAACACATGAGCACTTTTAGCTTCCAAGATTTTGCGCTCACGCTCACAGGTCCGGGCGGTGCAATTACGCTCGGTGACGGCGCGGGCGATGCAAAAGAGGGCGTCACCTTCGAATTCGTCGAAAACGCCAACACGATGGTTATCGGCGCAGACGGCACCGTCATGCATAGCCTCAACGCCAGCAAGGGCGGACGGGCGACGGTTCGCATTCTGAAGACGTCCCCCACGAACGGCAAGCTGGCGGCGATGTACAACTTTCAACGCACGTCGTCGGCCAACTGGGGCCAAGGAGTAATGGCAGGCTCGGACATCGTCCGCGGCGAACAGTATTCCTGTCAGCAGGTTGCGTTCTCGAAGTTCCCGAACAACACCTACGCGATGGAAGCCGGCACGATCGAATGGGTATTCGACATCGGCGTGATGGACCCGGCTCTCTCGATCGGGATTTAACCATGGTATCGGTGCTTGGTTGGTGCGGATTTTCATTCGCCCGAGTAGGCGACATAGCCGTTGTGCGACTTCCTTTCTTTGATCTTCTCAAAGTTGGGCGGCGGTATCGCTTTGAGCGGAGAGTTAAATGAATGACATCGTAGAAGTCGGCGGCCAAAAGTACCGGATCGGCCGCATCGACGCACGCAAGCAGTTTCACGTTGCGCGCCGGCTGGCTCCATTGCTGGCTGGCATGAGTGGCGTTCCGGACAAAAGCGCGGGATTCGCCGCGTTTCTCGGCCCGCTCACTGATGCGCTATCCGGCATGTCTGACGAAGACGTCGATTACGTGCTCGACATCTGCCTCGGCGTCTGCCAGCGCTTCCAGCCGAACGGCCAGGGGGCTCCGGTAGTCGCCCGCGGGGGCGCCCTCATGTTCGAAGACATGGACATGGGCCAAATGATCCAACTCGCGGTGAAGGTGATTCAGGAGAACCTGGGCGGTTTTTTTCCCGCAGGGGCAGCGGCGTAAGCAGCGCACAGACAAATAACATCACGTTGCTGTCGCTGCCAGATGGAGAGGACTGGCTGCTTCAGCCGGTCATGGAAGGTCTGTGCAAGTATGAATCCCTGATCGACGGGACTCTAGCGCTGGAGGATGTAGCGCTTCTTAACGACGCGATCTCGGTTCGCGCGGCCAACGAAGAAATAATGCGACAGCAAGCGGAGCGCAACAGATGAGCGATAACGTGCTCCGGGAATTTTTGGTGTCACTCGGCTTCCGGGTGGACGACGCGTCGATGAAGAAGTTCACGACCTCCGTCGAGAGCGTCACCAAGTCCGTCAAGACGGTCGGTCTAGAAGTCGCAGCCGCGGCAACCGGCATCATTGCAGGCGTAAAGATCATCTCCAATCAGATGGAGAATCTTTACTACGCTTCGCAACGTACCGGCGCCACGGTCGGAAACATCATGGCCTTGCGATACGCCGCAAGCCAGATCGGTCTGACGGCGGACCAGGCGCAAGGTGCGCTTGAGAACTTTTCTCGCACACTGCGCCTTAACCCGGGGTCGAACAGCCTGCTCGACTCGCTGGGCGTTACCGGGAAAGATCCCGCGGAGAAGTTCGACAGTTTCATCGCGAAAGCGAAGACGATGCAGCCCTATGTGGCGGCTGCATACGCTCAGTTGTTCGGCATCGATGCTGATACGCTGCTCATGCTCGAGAAGGGTCAGGACAAACGCCTTGCTGCCGAGCAACAGTACAAGCAGAAACTCGCTGCGTTCGGTATCGATCCGGACCAGGCAGCGCAGGCTGGCGTTGATTTCAATAACTCGCTCCGGTCGGTCAAGGACACGTTTGCCGATCTGTGGATCGTCATCGAGTCCAAACTTGCTCCTGTTCTCACGCCGCTGGTCAACGAATTTGAGAAGTTCACCGAGAATCATGCCGGCGAGGTGGCGCAAGGCATCGCCGACGCAGTTGAAAGCCTCGCGAACTGGATTCAAAGCGTCAACTGGAAGAAGGTCGGCGACGATATAACCAGCGTCTACCATGCGATCGGCGGCCTGAAAGGCGTGCTGATTGCGATGGCAGCGATCCAGCTGATGCCGCTGGTTACGGGCATCCTCAACCTCGTGTCTGCTGTTACACGTCTCGGTACGGTCGCGGCTGGCGGAGCAATCGCCGGTCTACTGAAGGTGCTTGGCCCGATCGCCCTACTCTTCCATAGCGAAGACCTGAATCAGGGTGAAGATGCCAGGGTCGCGCAGAACCAGGCGTCTGCGGATGCAATCGATCCCGCCACATTCGATTTCAACGGGCCAGCGAATCGCGGCGGGAAGGTGCCAGCACAACAGCCGGCCCGGCCAGACGACGGCTCATTCGGCACGATTATCGAACTGCCGCCTGAAAATGCTCCATCAGGCAGCGCGCCCCGCGGCATCCGCAACAACAATCCCGGCAATATCCGCTTCGGTAAGTTTGCGCAGCAGTCAGGCGCGACCGGAAAGGACGATAAAGGCTTCGCTGTGTTCCAGTCGATGGAGGACGGGATCAAGGCTGCGGTCAAATTGCTGGAAGGCTATGTTGCAAAGGGATATGACACGGTTCGAGCCATCATCAATCGTTGGGCGCCTCCCGGTGAGAACAACACTTCGGCCTATGTCGATGCTGTCGCGAAGAAACTCGGCATCTCTGCCGATGCCCATCTGAACGGCGATCAACTCGGCGGTGTTGCGCAGGCGATATTCCAGCATGAAAACGGGCGCGCATTCGGGAATGTCAGTGCGCTGGGCCAAGGGCGTCTCGGCACGGGCTCTCAATCTTCGGCGCCGGTGTCGATAAGCCAGACAAACACGTTCCATATACCTGGCTCATCAGATCCGCAAGGCACGGCACGAGCTGTCGGTTCGGAACAAAGCCGCGTCAATGGCGACCTCGTACGCAACTTCGCTGGAGCATTTAGATGAGTATCCTGGGGAATGCGGCGGCAGCGGGACAGATC